GGTGACTTTTTTTGTTTGATGCAAGGAAAGGGCGACCCAAGGCGAAGCAAGGATGAGATTCGACCCGAGCATAATAAGGGCAATTACCTGCAAGCGGTCGTGGAAGATGCGGTGGAGTGGTTTAGTCCGTACAAGGACAACCTGTTGCTAATCGGCTACGGCAACCACGAAACGCAAATCATCAAGCATATGGAGTTCGACCCGTTGCAGATGTTCCAATCCATCTACAACTACAAAAATCAAAGCAACCTGCACATCGGTGGATATGGTGGAACGTTGAAGGTACTGAAAAACGTTCGTAGCACCCTGCACCGTACCTTCGTCATCCACTACTACCACGGCTCAGGCGGTGGTGGCCCAGTGACCAAGGGCGTGATTCAGGACCAACGGATGATGTCGTTCGTGGAAGGCTACGATATGACTTGGCAGGCTCACGTTCACGAATTATATCACCACGTGAATATGGTGCAGTTTTTCAATCGCACGCAGGACATCATCCAGCATCGGCGTGTACATCAACTGCGCACCAGCACCTACAAAGAGGAGTACGGTGCAGGTGAAGGTGGCTATCACATCGAGAAGGGCAGGCCACCGAAGCCGATGGGTGGCTATTGGCTGAACCTGCAAATGGAACGCCTACGGACGACTGAGGACAACGGAAAGGAAAAGGATAGAATGGAGTGGATTGTCAAACTACATACTACTTAAATACGCGATATTTGCATTTATCACTTAATAGCACGATATGCGACAAATCAAATACCTTGTTGTCCATTGCACGGCCACGCCACAAACGACAACCGTTGGCAGCATCCAGAGGTACTGGCAGGACAAGTTGAAATGGAAGGCCAACGGATATCACAAGATAATTGAGGCAGATGGGGATATTATCACACTTTCGCCAGATGACGCAATCTGCAACGGCGTTGCTGGCTACAACACTAATTGCCTGCACGTTAGTTATGTGGGCGGCGTTGATAGAAATGGCAGAGCGATTGACAACCGCACGCAGTATCAGAAGCACGCGCTGATGCAGGTGCTTCAGGCGTGGCGCGCCAAGTACCCAGACGCCAAGATTCAAGGTCACCGCGACTTCTTGAAGCGTGGTGTTAACTGGAAAGATTGCCCTTCATTCGATGCAAAAGCTGAGTATAGTCATATTTAGCCTCCTGCTGGCAGGGTGCTGTCGCAAGGCGGTCGAAGTCCGCACGACTACGGTGGTGCAGAAGGACAGCGTTATGATTGAGGTGCCTCACTTCACCGAGCTATTCATTGACAAGCCCTGCGATAGTGCGGGCATACTTCGGCAGTTCAGATTGATTGACAGTACCAAAACAAGCGTTCTAAGCGCATCAAATTATCGGGGTGGTATTCGCATACAGCTGCGCAGAGATACGGTCATACAACGCACCTTAGAACGCGACACGGTAACGATTGAGCGTGTGGTGCCAACGACACCAAAGAAGCGCGGCAACCCTGCGGTGTTGCTGCTCACTGGCGCGTTGCTGGGCTTGTTAGTTAGTATTGTAATATTCAAATCCATATTCAAATGAAACAGGAGCAAATTCAGGGAATTATCCGTCACGCATTAAGCGCAATTGGCGGCTGGTTGGTGTACAAAGGCTACGTTGAAGCGGCTGACGTGGAGGCAATCATCGGCGTCATTTTGACGCTGATTGCGACCATTTGGTCGGTCGCCAGTAAGTAACCGAATTTTCGCCGTTTGGTTGAGCAGGCCGAAAATCAAGGCTTGTCGGGAGGGTGTTTTTTATACTTTTTTTTCAAAAGTGCGTTTAGACGCTGGAAACGCAGAAAAAAAAATAAAAAAAAGTTTGGTTCATATATATATATGTATGTATATTTGCATATACCAAAACGGGAAAAACAAACTAAACCAACACACCATGAAACCAATTAGAACAGTTTACCTTGAGAGATGGGAAGGCAGCGAATCAGTAAAATACTGGTACTGGCTTGTAGATGCCAAAACAGGCGAGCCAATTGATGGCGATAGGAGAAGATATGTTGCCGTAGAAATGGCGCAGCGCTGGGGACTCAAAATAATACCTAAAAAATAACCCTAACCAACCCGAGGGGCGCGGCTCACCAACGCGCATCTTTAACCCTCTAAACCCAAACCCAATGAACAACCAAACCCAATTTTACCTTTTTACCGAAAAGGGCATCACCGACCGCTTTTTCTGCGGCAACATTTACGAGGCGCAAGCCAATGAGCCTATCATTTACCACGGATGCCCAATGACCTTTCAGGAATGCGCTGACAACAACCTGTGCAAGCAGTTCGCAACCCGCAAAGAGGCGAACCAGTACAGCCGCGTGCAGGAGCGTTTTTTGGAATTGAGCAACAACCACGCGCTCACAGCGATGCGCGAAGAAGAGTCCTACCTTTATTAACCATCTAAACCCCAAACCAATGAAACACACCTTCACCCTTGACGCGTGGTTCGCGCATATCCGCAAGCAACTGCGCACCACACCAACACCGACACCTGCGGAAATCAAACAGCCACTGCGCTTCGACTGGGCCTTGTATGGCCGCATCCTTCAAGCTAAACACCTAACCAACTGACCAATGAAACTGACCAAAGACGAAGCATACATATTGGCCTGTGCGATACAGGATTCCAAATACAATTTAGTAGAAGCTTGCCAAAGCACTGACTCAAATCTGATGACTGCATTGAATGATTTGGAAGAACGATTATTTGAGTTAGCAAAAGACCAAAGGCGAAATGGCAGAAAAAGCCATAATAGCTATACTGACATTTTGAAAAGATATTCTAAAAAATCAACCATCTAAACCCCAAAAACCAATGCAAGGTATCATCTTCAAAATCATCGGCGGCACACGCGCATACGAACTGCGGTTCACCGCAATGTCAAATCAACACGCGCAAACGGTAGCGCAAGAACTTCACACCAGCCTTGGCTTAATCGGCAGGCACTACGTTGAACTGGACAACGGCTTTTCTTTCACCATTTAACCATCTAAACCCAAACCCAATGATTCAAATCACACCATTTCCCAAGTTGCACCTTGCCGCTTCAAGCGACAAGCTATACGAAAACATGAACTACATTCAGTTCAAAACACTGCCAGCAGGCAACCAAGGCAGGGCAGGTATGTATATGGCCGCCACTGATGCGCACATATTAGCGTGGACACCTGTGGACTTCTATATCGAAACGACTGACCTACCCGCTGAATTTTACATCCACAATGCTCAGTTCAAGAAGCTATGCCAAAGCAAACTTCAATACGTAACCTTCAACAAAGAATCGCAGGTTGTGTTGCTTCACGACAAAAGTGGTAACGTTTATGATACGATGTTGTATATGAGTGCAGAAGCCTACAATCATATCCATAGATACCCTAACTATGCCAGCATCATTCCAATTGATGCAACCGAACTGAACAACGGCCAATTCCACATCGATGCCAAGAGGCTATCAGATGCAATGCAGATTTTCGCGGCTGGTTGTATTACTATGAACTTCCGCACCGACAAACGCGCCTGCGTTATGAATTACAGCGACACCGAAGGCAAAGGTGAACTGCAAGTTATTGTAATGCCAATCATTAAATTCTAACCATCTAAACCCCAAACCCAATGACAACCCTACTTGACAAACTGACACCCGAAGCACGCGCTCAAATGGATTCGTGGCCTGCCGAAAAACAGGAAAAAGCAATGTACTGGCTAAGCCAAAACGAGTACGTGTACGAAACGTACTACACCACCGCACGCTGGATTTGCGTTCACTTCCAACAGCCCATTGAAAACTTCTACGACCTATTCGCCGTATGAAAGCCCTGACCTACACCGCGTTCCTTCTCGCCACCTGCTTCGTGTGTGCCATACACACGGACGCAGGATGGTGGTACTTCACCGCCTATGCGCAAACGATTATATTTATTTATATATTTGCGCTTATAAACAAACACGATGAAAAACACAACCAAAACCAAAACCCCTAAACCGTTAATGCAACTTACTTCCGTTTACTGCGAGGCTGACACCCTCACCATATGCCGAGCGCGATTTGGCACGATTCGCGCCGCGTTGAATTACGCTGCCACCCAAACACAAACTAAACCCTTAAATCAATGACATTTACCGAATATCTTAAATCTATTAAAGCTTGCTCCGATGCAGTTGAGTGGGCATCAAATAAAACGGTGGAGGAGGTTGTTGCTACCTGCCACCGAGGCGATTGGTTGCTGTGGCTCGCAAATAAATGCGAGATTGGACTGCAACCGCTAACACTTGCAAAGGGTCACTGCGCCAACACCGTCAGGCACTTGATGAAGGATGATGCGAGCCTTAAAGCAGTTGACACCGCGATTGCTTTTGGTGAAGGCAGGGCGAGCCGAAACGAGTTAGACATTGCCTATGCCGCTGCCGCTGTCGCTGACGCTGACGCTATCTATGTCGCTGACGCTATTACTGCCGCTGCCGCGGCCGCCGCCGCCGCCGCTGACGCTGTCTATGCCTCTGCCATTACCGCTGCCACAGCCGCTACCACTGCAGCTGCCTATGATGCTGCCTATGCCATTGCCGCTACCACTGCCGCTACCACTGCCTCTGCCGCTGCCGCTGCCGATATGGCTGCCTATGCCGTTGCCTATGCCGTTGTTGCCGCTGACGCTGACGTTGCTCGTAATGCGAATCGATTGCAAACAGCTGACATTTGCCGAAAGTACATTGGCGACCTAATCATCCAAAAAGTTAATTTAATTCTAAACCCTTAAATCAATGACCAACTTAAAAACAATCAACATCAAGGGCAAACCTTACGTTGAAGTCGTGGAGCGCCTGCGGGTGTTCCGCGAGAGCTTCGCTGATTATAGCCTGACCACCGAAGTGGTGCAACTGACACCCGACTTCGTAGTGCTGAATGCCATCATCACCGACCCGACTGGCCGCATCGTTGCGACTGGACTGGCGCAGGAAGACCGCACCAGTTCAATGATTAACAAGACGTCTTATGTCGAGAACTGCGAGAGCAGTGCGTGGGGTCGTGCGCTTGGAAACTTCGGCATCGGGTTGCAAGCCGCAATCGCTTCCGCTGACGAAATGCAAATGGCGCTTGCCAAGGAACAGGCAGGCATCAACCTGCAACCATCGCAACAGGTAATGGACAACCTGTTCGCTGAGTACAACAGCTTGCTGGCGCAGTTGCCAGAGCAATTTCAAAAAAACCTGCAAAGCAACCCGAGCTGGAATTTGGCTAAAATTCAGAAGGGCATCATCTACCTCAAACAACAACTAAACAACAACTAAACAACAACTAAACAACCTCAACCAATGACACCCTTAGAATTTATCGACACCCTTCCCGCCCATCGCCGCACATCCCTGCGGCAGATGGCCGAAGAACTGAACAAAGCGGGCATCCTCACACCACGGGGCTACCAGTGGACAGCACCCGCCGTATTCGCGGAGTTTCGCCGCAACGAAATAGAATACGTGACCCTGCCTAAACGGAAGCAGAATCTTGTGACAAAAGCAATGCGCAATTTGTCACGTGCCGAACACCTTATCCGTTCATCCGTCAAAATGCTACAAACCAATGGCTAACCTGCAACTACCCGCTAACATCAGCAAGGCTGACATTAGCGAATTTATCGATTCTGTGACCACGGAAGTGCTGGGTGGCAACATATCACCACTCAGCGTTCACGTGCGCTGTAAAGCGCTGATAAAGGCCTTAGAAGGCATCCTTGAAAACACGCAGGATATTGCGATTGACGAGGCGTACCACTACAAGGGCGCGTTCAACATCGAAGGTGCGAACGTGGTGCTGAGGGAAGGACACGGAATGCCTGACTTTTCGCAGGACGAATTATGCAATAACCTCACCGTGCAACTGAAGGCGCGACAGGAACTGCTCAAGCAAGCGTTTCGGATGAACGGCAAGGCTGTGATTGTTGACCCTGACACTGGCGAGGTCGTGCCAGTGATGCCGATGAAAGCAAACAAAACCACCTTAACCGTTACCTTCAAATGACAATTCACGCCAAATCAGGAAGTAAATTCACGCCAAAACAAGAAATGACAATGAGCAATCAAATCTATTTCGACCACAACATCGACACCTTCGCTGGAGGGTTTCCCGTTATCTTCCACTTTGACGCACGCGACTGGTTCGAGGGCGAAGGTCAGATTCCTGAGCTAAATTACATCGACCTTGATTACGATGAAAGGCAGACCTCCTTAATCAAGCAATGCCTTGATTCGCTGAACAGCGATGACAACACGCTAATCTATGCGATGCAAGAAGCGGCTGACAAGTTTAAGCACCAACTGGACTGGGAGAAAGCACTGGATTACGGCATTTAATTTTTGCAAGAAACAGGACTATGAACGACATCCAATTTATCTTAAAAATTGAAACTGAAGCAGGTGGCTTCAGCGTACCTATGTACTTTTCCGCACACGAATGGTTTGACGATAACAGCGGGGACATCCCCGCTGTTCACTACACCGACCTCGGATTCGACAATCGGCAGAAGACAATCATCCACGACTTTATCGGACAGGTAGGCACCGAACACGATGGCGGCTTGCTGATTGCTATGCAGGAAGCGGCGGATTGGTGGAAGAGCCAGCAAGGTTCTGATTCAGTGTGGCACGATTACTTTACTAATGATTATAATGCTTAATTTTACAAACCTTAAACCAAATCAAGTTATGAGCAACTATCAAAAGAAAGACGGTGACATCAGCGTCTTCACTAACCAATCAGCCAACGCCAACGCACCGCGATGGAAGGGCAATCTGCTACTGAACGGGCAGGAATACAGCGTGTCGCTGTGGGTCAAGAGCGGCGCGAAGGGCGAGTTCCTTGCGGGCAGTGTACAGCCGAAGCAGAGCTATTCGGACAAACAACCCGACACCGCACCCTATGTTTACAACGCACCTAAACCCGATACCAATGGAGACCTACCATTCTAATTACGGCAACACGACCCTAAGCCTGCAAATCGACGGGCGCACCTGCACGATTGCGCTGGAAGGCAACGAGCATTCCGCTGGCGATATCATAGAAGCCTTTGTCGGCCTGATGGTAGGGCAAACCTTCACCGAACCAACTTGCTACAAGGCGATGAGGAAATTGGCTGAGGAAAGGTACAGGGAGGACGATTAGTCCCAAATATTGCCTATATTTGTGACAGAGTTAGCACTGTGATACCAGCGCATTGTTGACGTAAGACGAGCCGCGTTCCATTTGGCTTGCCCCGACAGCTGGTATCTGTCGGGGCTTTTTTTACCTCTAAATTTTAACGATGATAAAAGTATCCGTATTTGCCAACAACAAAGCCGTAACGCCTTCGCAGACAAGCGACCTCAACACCTTGCTGATGAACATCAAGGATGGAAGGTGGCAAGACCAAGTGCTGGCCTATCGAACAGGCAAAGGCACAAAAGACAACTTACCTGCATTCACCACAAGTGGCGAGTTTAAGCAACGCAAAAAAGAACACCTGATTGAACATAGTGGCTACATCGCAATCGACATTGATGCCAATGACAATCCGAACATCAAAGAAGGCATCGCCAAGCTACGCGAAGACCCTGCACTGTACGCGATGTTCGTAAGCGTTGGCGGTCAAGGCTACTGCGCTATATTTCCCATCGACCCGAACCGACACCTTGACGCTTACCTTGCGCTTGAAAAGCGACTTGCTGATAGGTACGAACTAATTTGCGACAAAGCGTGCAAGGACGTGGCACGCCTGCGGTTCGTCAGCTATGACCCTGACCTGTACCAAGCCGCGAAAAAGATACCACGATTTAAGGACTACCTGCCGAAGCCATCAGCACCAATGCGGGCGCAGTATGTAGGTAACGAAAGCGATAGCAACTATATGCTTTCGCAAATCATCAGCCGAGGCATAAACCTATGCGAAGGGTATCACGACTGGTATCGCGTTGGCTGTGCCATCATCAACAAGTACAAAGATTCACCCGAAGGCAGGGCAATGTTTCACTCGCTGTCATCAGTCAGCGCAAAGTACGACAGCCGCAAATGCGACAGCAAATACGATGAACTGCTGAAATCAACACGCGGAGAAATCACCTTCGCAACCCTTGTCTATATGGCCAAGTGCGCAGGTGTTGAGGTCCAAACGCCTGAAACAAAGCGCATCGAAAAGCAAGCACTGGTCAACCGCTCACGCGTTGGTGTCGCTGGTGGATTCAAGTCAACCGATGATGCGCGAAATGAAACAATCGCATACCTAACCGAAGTCGAAGGACTGGAAGACGTGGAAGACCGCGTCACCCAAGCCTTTGCACTGCAAGAAAAAGACGTAGAAAAGCCATCAGCAGATGAGATGCTGGACGCGCTCAAAACCTTTATCGCAGGTTTCAACATCAAGATGAACGATGTGACCAGAAACTACGAGAAGGCAGGCGAGCCATTGACCGACCGTGAATTGAACACCATCTACCTGCAAGCCGTTCACGCCTACGGCTCAAAGGTCAAAAAGCAACTGGTGTTCGACATCATTGATTCTGAAAATACAGCGCGCTATAATCCATTCGTGGACTTCTTTGCGGCAAATGCATCAAAGCGACCGAAGGGCCTTATCGATGAGTTAATTACCTGCATTGATAGCAACAACCACGATATTTTTTACATCGCAAACTTTTTACGAAAGTGGCTTTTGAGCATTATCGGGTCAATGCACTACGACTATTCAGTCATTTGTTTGGTGCTGACAGGCGCGCAAGGCATCGGCAAAACAAACTTTTTTCGACAACTACTGCCTGATGAACTGCAAGGCTACTACGGTGAAACAAAACTTGACGCGGGTAAGGATGATGAGATTCTGATGTGCAAAAAAATAATCCTATGCGATGATGAGTTTGGTGGAAAGTCAAAGCAGGAGGCGAAAAAGTTGAAGGAGTTGTCAAGTCGTAAAACGTTTACGATTCGCAAGCCTTATGGAAAAGTACACGAGGAACTGCGGAGGTTGGCCGTGCTGTGCGGCACAAGTAACGAATCCGAAATCATCAATGACCCAACAGGAAACCGCCGCATCATTCCAATTGATGTGATTAAAATCGACTGGGAGAAGTACGAAGCGATTGACAAAACCGAACTATTGGTTGAACTATACAACGAGTGGAGAGCAAACCCACAAGGCTGGTATTTGAGTGGTCAAGATATTGCAGTGCTGAACCAAAACACAATGGGGAACGAACAGCCAAGTTTAGAGCGCGAGTTAATTGTCAAGTACTTTGAGCCGCCAAGTCAGTCGTGTACAAACTGGATGACCACCAGTGCAATCAAAGTTTACATTGATATGAACTCACGCCAATCAATGAGCCTGCACAAACTTGGACTGCAACTTCGAGCGTTGGGATATAACCAAAAAAGCCGCAGGGATGGCAATTGCGCAGTTCCTGTGAGGAAATGGCAAATCAATGTGGGTGAACTTCCAGCACAACATTCGCCTCTTTTGTAGTCGATGTAGTCGGTGTAGTCACTGGAAAAACAACTTTGAAACTCTATAACGTGTATAATATTCAATATTCGTATACATATAATATATACTCTTTTTATTAAAAAGAAGTGACTACACTGACTACAAACCGAAAAAACGCCCTTGCAGGTATCGCCAAGGCACTTTTTTTGTAGTCACTTTGATTGCAAAAAACTGACTACAAACTGACTACAATGACTACACTTAGACCATACCAACAACACGCCATTGAACTGCTACGCGAAGCGATGCGGAAAGGAAATAGGCGCATCATCCTGTGCGCACCAACTGGCGCGGGCAAGACCGTTATGTTTTCATCGATGGTTCAGGCCGCACTGACCAAAGGAAAGAAGGTGCTGATTATCACCGACCGCATCGAACTGCTGACGCAAACGGATGGCGCACTTACACGCTTCGCGATTTTGCCCTCTTACATCAAACAAGGGACACGCAAACTGCCTGAGGCTACCTCGTATATAGCAATGGTAGAATCTCTCAACCACAGGCTTAAAAACGATGAATACGCGAATTGGCTAAAAAGCATCGACCTTGTCATCATTGACGAGGCGCACAAGGCGAGTTTTGACAAATTATTTAAATTCATCCAGCCAACTACAACGGTCATCGGCGCGACTGCTACGCCGCATCGCGAGGGCAATCAGAAAGCACTCAAAGAATTTTACACTGCCATTGTCGAGCCTGTAACTATCCGCGAGTTGGTGGATGCTGGGTACCTCGCAATCCCGACAACGTATAGCGTTCCTGTGGACCTGTCAGGCGTGCGGATGTACAATGGCGATTATGATGCGAATCAGATGGGGCAAGCGTTCAGCAAGCAGAAGGTCTTTCGCGGCGTTATCACAAACTACAACAAATACACGGCAGGGAAGAAAGCACTGGCATTCGCGCCATCCATTGCAAGCAGTCGCGAACTGTGCGAAGAGTTGCAAGGCGCAGGACTACCCGCGCGACATTTGGATAGCACGATGAAAGGCGATGAGCGTTCGGAAGTGCTGGCGTGGTTTAAGAATAGCACAAAGGGAATCTTGTGCAACTGCGGCATTCTCACCACTGGCTTCGATGACCCAAACGTGGAAGTCGTTATCCTGTACAGAGCAACGAAGTCGCTACCGCTATACTTGCAGATGTGCGGCAGGGGTAGCAGGGTAACGCCAACGAAGACCGAGTTTACCATCCTTGACTTCGGCAACAACCGACAGCAACACGGCGGCTGGGAGATAGAAAGGCCGTGGTCTTTGGAGAAGAAGGAGAAGAAACGCAAAGGGGTCGCACCTGTAAAGACGTGCCGCAAGTGCGGATATATGATGGCATCGTCAACGGTTATTTGCCCATCGTGCGGATTTGTCGCACCTGTCAAAGAATCGCAGATGGGCGAAGAAGTAATCCTGCAACGCGACAACTACACGCCGTACCAATGGCGACAGCTGGCAAAAGAATCGTCACTTGCAGAAATAGCGGCGATGATTCGTGCAAAGAAAATTAAGCTATTTTTCGTGCTTCACAACATAGTCAAGCGCGAATCGGATGTCAGGGAATTGCTACGACACTGCGGCTATTCAAAATACTACTGTGATAAACTTCAAGAACTACACGGATTCAAATGGGATTAGAAGAATTTAAACTACAAGCGCAGTGCTTTCGCTACCACTGGAATGAAAGGCCGCAGGAACGTGGCCGCTTATTCACGGTCAACAACAACAGTGGCGGCAAGTTTGAAGGCGCGATAATGAAAGCGATGGGCGTGGTTGCAGGAGTTGCGGATATGATGTACCTGTCGGATGCTGGACTTATCGCACTGGAATTTAAAACACCAACAGGCAGGCAGTCACCTGCTCAAAAGGAATGGCAGGCTGTCATTGAAGCGGCAGGCTATCGATACTACATCATCCGAAGTTTTGAGCAATTTAAAGAAACCCTAAACATATGAAAACACCAACCTTTATCACTGAAATTGCCAATCGCATCATCCGAACCACAAAGGAATTTTGCGACCTGATGAACATTCAACTGAGCGGAGTATGACCCAAGACTATATTTTCATCCAACTGACCAACCGCATCGAGCGGGCAACGGGCGTAACTATCGACCAGATTCGCAGCCGCAGCAAGAAGGCGCACATCGTTGCGGCGCGGCACGCGCTGTGCTGGTACCTACGTATGTACCACGGCAATATGTTCACGCTTGAGTACATCGGCAAGTTAATCAACCGCCACCATACAAGCGTGAGCGTCGCGGTGCAAGTTGCGAGCTGGGCAATCGCCAACAAAGAGCAGCGGATAAAATTCATATTGAATTTAGATTCGCTTGTGTATATTTGCCCACAATGTGGAAGCAAGCACCATCATACACCAGCTGTACAATGACGGAGTATTCCGACAGGTGGCAAGGCAAATCGCAACAAGCGAGTATGCCGCTGACCTTGAACACGAATTGGTGTTGTACTGCTACGACAGACCCGAGCGTGTTGAACAGCTACACGCAGCTGGTGCCCTCACCTTCTACATCGTGCGCGCCGCTATCAACCTATTCCGCGGCAAGACGTCACCATTCCAGCGGAAGTATCGACACAACGAAGAACGCGTGCCTTTGGAAGATGTTGAGCAGGTGGATGAGCGTTATAGCACAGTACCTGACCACCTGTATCGCAAGGCCGAGGCAGAGATGGACAAATGGGCGGCGGCAGGGAAGTATCCATACGACAAAAACTTATTCCTGCTATGGCTCGAATTGGGAAACAAGAAGCTCATCAATCGCAACACAGGCATTCCATACCGTTCAATCTGCTACACGATTGACCTATGCAGGCAACGACTAAAACAAGCGTTACAAGATGATTACAACGATTTTATTGGCTGCTTTGACAGCCTTGGCGATGGAGAGGTATAACGTCCTGCCAACGTGGTACTACCGAATTAGCCGCTTCAAACCTTTATCCTGCCAATCCTGCCTTGCGTTTTGGGTTGGATTTGGTTTGTCACTTATTGGCCACCCGCTATACTACGCGCCATTCATTGGCTTGGCATCTGCGGCATTGGCCATCATCATCATAAAGCTAACCGAATGAACGCAATCCTAATCCACGAGGTGCTGGCCATCAAGCCGAAGCTGGAAGCATACCACGCAAGCAAGTCGCTACGACTGACCCCTGCGGAAGTGAATACCCTGCAAGCGGCGGCGGTGAGCCTTGGCATCCCGCGCACCGACTGGTGGTGCGCAACCTGCGCCATTGGCCGCCTGTCGGAATTAATAGCCCACGCCGAGCATTGTGTAAAAGAAGGGGAAGTGGTATTTAATGTAAACGGAAGCGATGCCCCTACCGAAGACAAGCCAAAGCGAAAAGAGCTACACTGAAGCAGTTCAGAAGCACAACCTGCTGATGAGCAAGTGGGAGCATCAGGGTGCGCTGCTCAGCGATATGGCCAACATATTGGACTCGCTGAACGACTGCGATGCACCCAACGCACTTCACGCGAAGGTGGCTATCTGCGAGAAGATAATCGATATAATGAATTCGATGGAGGTATGAAGAAGGTAGGAAGGCCACCCGCGTTTGAAAGTCCCGAGCAGTTGTGGGATTTGTTCTGCACCTATAAAGCGTGGACGAAAGCAAATCCGTACAGGGTGCAGGATTACGTGGGCAAGGATGGTGCAATGGTGTATCGAGACAAAGAGCGACCGCTGACGTTTAGGGGGTTTGAAGGCTACCTTGCAGAAGAAGGGTGGTGCTATGATTTGTCTTCCTATCAAAGAGAAGAAGGCGAGCATCACAAGGCATTTCTCCCCATCCTAACCCGCATACGCGCGACCTGTGACCGCGATATGGTTGAGGGCAGTGGTGCGAATGTGTACAACAGTGCCATCGCAGTGCGGGTGCTTGGCTTGGCTGACAAGCAAGAGCAGAAGGTACACATCGAACAGCCGCTATTTAATGACGACCTATGACCCTACCTGAACTACAACACCTGCTGAACTTGATGGATGCGGATAACAAACGGACGCGGGAGGCTTACAAACTTGGCATCGACCTGACCGAATTTAGAGAGAGCGCACAAGAAGTTATAGACCTGCTATTGAAGCACGTCTTCAATGAAGACCAGTACGAGTGCATTACTTGGTGGATGTACGAGAAGGACTTTGGGAGGCGTGAGGACTTACAGATGTGGGACAAGGATGGCAATGAAGTATGCCGCACGGTAGAGGAACTGCACCAATTTTTGTTCGCGTGAGTGACCGCGTTGTTGAATCAGTTATTGACCAATTTAGGACAAGAGCGGAACAGGGCAAGGAGAAGTACGGCACAACGATGGAACGCGATGACCTGACGCTGATGCAGTGGTTGCAGCATTTGCAGGAAGAGTTGATGGATGCGGCAGTATATGTTGAGAAATTGAAGCAGACAGGTGGACTTTAAGTACACAACAGCAATCAGCCGAATACGGCGGATGACTGCCCGCAAGAAGGTCATACAAGGCGGCACCAGCGCAGGCAAGACCATCGCCATCCTCGCCATACTAATTGACATAGCCGCCAAGGCCAAGACCGAAATCAGCGTTGTATCCGAATCCGTGCCGCACCTGCGGCGGGGTGCGATTAAGGACTTCGCCAAGGTGATGCAGTGGACAGGACGCTGGGCACCCGAGCGGTGGAACAAGACCCTGCTGACCTACAACTTCGCCAACGGAAGCACGATTGAATTCTTCAGCGCCGACAGCGAGGGAAGGCTACGCGGTGCAAGGCGGCAGGTGCTGTACATCAACGAGGCCAACAACATCGACTTTGAATCGTACTACCAACTGGCAATCCGCACAAGCGGGACAATCTACATCGACTACAACCCAACGCACGAGTTCTGGGCGCATACCGAGGTGTTACGCGAGGATGACGCGCAACTGATTATATTGACCTATCTCGATAACGAAGCACTACCCGACACGATACGCAAGGACATCGAAATGGCACGGGTGAAGGCGGAGACATCCAGCTATTGGGCGAACAGGTGGAAGGTGTACGGATTGGGACAAGTCGGCAGTGTGCAGGGCGTTATATTCAGCGACTGGACGCAGGTGGATGAGATTAACTACACGACATCGAAGTTGGTCGCGATTGGCTTGGACTGGGGGTACACGTTAGACCCGACAGCACTGGTGGCGGTGTACAGGTCAGGCGATACGCTAACCCTTCACGAATTGCTGTATGCTAATAACCTGACAAACCAAGACATCGCGACCAAGTTGCGGGAGTTCGGCATCAATCGGGCGTGGGAGATTGTCGCGGATTCAGCAGAGCCAAAAAGCATCGAGGAGGTGCATCGCCTTGGTTTTAACATCAAGCCAGCGCAGAAGGGTCAGGACAGCATCCGCAATTCCATCGACATCCTGCAACGCTTCACGCTTCAAGTGACCAAGACCAGCACCAATCTAATCAAGGAGTTGCGGAACTACACGTGGGACACTGACCGCACGGGTGCCTCGTTGGGAGTGCCGATTGACAAATACAACCACGCCATTGACGCGGTGCGTTACGTGGCATTGAACAAATTATCGCAGAGTGCAGGCGGGAAATATATAATTATGTAGATTTGCATTATGATACACCCAACTGCAATCATCGATGAGAATGTCACGCTTGGCAAGAACTGCCGCGTCTGGGCATTCGCGCACATCCGCACAGGCGCAACGATTGGCGACAACTGCACCATTGGCGAGGGCGCGCACATCGACTACAACGTCACCATTGGCGACAACTGCAAAATTCAAAACCACGCGCTGATATATCACGGCGTAACCATTGAGAATGATGTGTTTATCGGCCCGAATGTAGTGACCACCAATGACCACATGCCAAGCGTACACGGCGATTGGATGAAGAATGGCAGGTTCAGGAAGACAATACTTCGCAAAGGTTGCAACATTGGCGCAAATGCAACGATTGTCTGCGGCATTGAAGTAGGCGAAGGCGCAACCATTGGCGCGGGTTCAGTGGTGACGCAATCAATACCTGCCAAGGCGTTGGCATATGGAAATCCAGCTAAAATTAAGAACCAATGAAAATACTAATCGGTTGCCTTTTCTTTCGTCAGTACACAGGCTCGGAATTGTACTGCCTTTATTTAGCCAAGGAGCTAAAACGCCGAGGCTTTGACGTAACGGTGGCAGGTATGTACATCCACCTGCCAATCACCAGCGAGGCGACATTCTATGGCATCAAAGTCGTGGAACTATCGCAGTTGACAGGCGATGAGCAGTTTGACGTTATCCACTGCCAGCACAAGCCAGTGACGGAACACCTGTGCCAGCTATACCCGACAACACCGAAGGTTATGACCATTCACAGCATCGTGTACGATTTGGAGCGACCTGTCAAGCACGACAGCATCAAGCACTACGTTGCCATTGCCAATCACGAGCGCGACTTCATCATTAGCAACTACGGCATCCCTGCTGGCAAGGTCAGCACCATATACAATCCTGTTGATTCATCTAAATTCAACAAGGAGAACACGACCGAGGATAACTTTGTGCTGTTGGCAGGTACGGTTGACTATATGCGCAAGCAGATGATTTATGATGCAGCGCAGTGGGCAAGGGACAACGGCAAGCGTTTTGTGCTGATTGGCTACGACCACGGCGACTATTTATCCGACCTGAGAAAGTCTCGCGACATCATCTATTATCAGCCAATCCCGAACATCGAGATGATGGTCAAATCGTGCCACATCGCCTGCGGGTTGTTCATTGGCAGGACGACTATTGAGGCGTGGATGTGCGGAAAATCGGTGTTGAGTTATAAGTTTAACGCATCGGGTGGGATTGTGAGCAGAGAGGTGTTGGCACCACCAAGCGACATCGACCTATACAGCAGTGACCGCGTTGCTGAATCATTGATAAACATATACAATGAAATTGCTTAACCGCCTAACCGTTGCCCAGTTCCAAGAGCTGACCGCCATTGACCCTGATATGGGCGCAATCCGCAAGAAGTTGCGAATGGTCTGCATCGTCAACGGCATTGACCCGAAGGAGGTGGAGCAGTGGCAGATGGAACAGCTGAACGCGGAAGCGGCGAAGATTGACGATGAGTGCGGTGCGCTTTCGATGCTACCTGCCAAGCGGGTGGTTCGGATTGGCGGTAAGCGCTACAGGATGGAATGGTTCATCGACCAGATGACAGCGGGGCAGATGATGGAATTGCTAAACTACCAGCTGACCAGCGACGGGGAGGTCATTGCGAATCTGCACCTGTTGCTCGCCAGCCTGACGCGGGAGGTGACGTGGTGGGGCAAGACGTTGGCCTATGATGGCGGCAAACACGCGGAGCGGGCGGAGGCGATGAAGCAGGCGAAGATGGCTGACGTCTGGGGCTTTGCCTGTTTTTTTTTGCGTCATTCCGAACCTTTGTTGAAGATTATGCAGACCTATTTCGTGGAGGGGAACAAGACGAAGACAGTGGACAAGGCGTAGCCAAACCCGACTACGGGTGGCTTGGGGTGGCGTATGTGCTGATAGCGAAGCGCGACCCGCTAAAGATGGATGCGGTGTTTGCGATGCCAGCGCGGCAGTTTATGAATTACGTTCGATTAGCGAAAGACCTGCAATAGCACACATTTGCGGGCAGTGGTATTTATAGCTGATGAAATTTGATGTAAGCCTAACCAGCCAGCTTTCACGCATTGGCACGGACGTTACCGAATCCGTACGCCTGACCGAAAGCAAAGACATAAAGAGCGCAGTACTACTGTGGCTACGCGATGCGATTGCTGCGATGAATGAAGCTGTGGATAAGTACAAAGCCACGGCCACGCTAAACCTACGCCAATCGTTTCGTTCATCCGAATTCCGCTTGGATGGGCAGACGCTGAAGATTGACTTGGAGGGTGCGGAGTATTGGGCATACGTGAACTACGGCGTTGATGGGGTGGAAAACAAGCGCGGTCTTCCGTTTAGTTTCCGCAGGATACGACCAAGCAAACGCCACGTTGACGCCATCGTGAAGTGGATAAAGGACAAACCGATTACCGTGGATGACTTTGATGACACGGATGCCGAGGAGAGCCTGAAAAGAGCGGCGTATGGATATGCAAGTAAAACAAAAAGAGAAGGCATCAAGCCGCGACCATTCTACACGGACACGATGACCGACAAGCGGGTGAACGAATTGACGGTGACCATCGCCGACATCACAGGCAAGCAAATAAGTTTGAAATTGCTATCAACTTTTGAGAAATGAGCATAACCATTGTATCTTCCCTTCCCGCCTTACTTCCTGTCGGCAATTCTGACGTGGTGGTGGTAAGCAGTGACCTAACCGCATCCGCCAACTTCCGCTACATCTGCGATGTGTCAGGAAGCACGGCATCCGCACGGCTAAAGTGCGATAAATTGCCTAATACCAGCTACGGATTCTTTGGGGTGAGCAAAGTCGTGGAAACGCTGATATTGCCCGCAGTTCCGCAGACAACAAGCGGATGGCAGGCAGGCGGCTATGCGGTGAAGGCGAACCTGACCTTCCGCGAGGAGTACGGCTCACCGCCAACGGTGGCGACAGGAACAACAACAGGTTCAGTCATCGCGTGGCAGGCGGCGTTTAGGCAACAGGACTACAACACAGCCATCGCCGCGCCAACGACATACTACGCGGCAACGGTGAGCGGTGACGCGGTGGCTTTGAAGGTGGTGAGCAACAGGCCAACATCGCAGACGCTGACCAGTGGAAGCAACGACTTCCTGTCGATGGTGGTAGATTCAGCAGTGACAGGTGTGGCACTTCGCGTTAGTTACGATAGCGGTGCAACGCGGTCGGCTTTCTTGGTGACAGGAACAGTAAGCGGACTTGCGCCTTTGATTAACGCTGGCCCGCGTGGATTGTACAACTTAACATCAGCGCAGTGCAGTGATGGCAGTGCAGGCTCGGTCAACTTCCCAACGCAGGGCGGCACAATTAGCGTGCGAATGTTGGCCAACACAACAGGCGGTATCACTTCTACATTCAGTCGCACACAGTTATACACCTACACCATCGACAACTGCGAGAGATACGACCAACTGCGGGTCTTCTTCCGCAATATGTACGGCGGGGTGGATGGCTACACGTTTACAAAAAAGAACCGACAATCGGTAAATGTAAACCGTGAAACCTATGGCTACAACAACAGCGTGTACGGCGATGACCAGTTCGACAAGCAATGGAGCGTCACCTATCGCGACACGTACAACCTGCAAAGCGATTGGCTATCGGATGCGGAGTTTAGTTGGTTGCAGGAGATGGTGTATAGTCCCGAGTGCTGGATTGAGTTGTCAGGCGCGTTGGTTCCTGTTGTGGTGCAGACAAACACCTTCAACGTGATGAAGCGCATCAATGACCGCTTGCAGGCCATCACCGTTGACGTGCAGGTGGGCTACGAAAATACCGCGCTATGATGACCAAATTCGTTTGTTACCCTGACGCTGACAACCCAACGGTAGGTTATGACCTCGACTTGTCGCAGGACACCGACATCGCCATCACGTTCAGCGTTCAGGACTTGGCCGACATCACCAAGCGGCGCGGAGCGTTCAGCAAGACAATCGCCTTGCCATCGAGCAAAGCCAATGACATCGCCTTCCGCTACGCCTACAACGTGCAATCTTTCGTGGGTGGGTTCACGCCAAACAAGCAGGTCAAGTGCGCTTTGTGGAATGATGGGGTGCAGGTGTTTCGTGGCACAATGCAGATGCTGTCGATGTCGGTAACGCGAGGGGTGGCAACTTACGAGGTTGGCATCTACGGCGAGGAAGTGAGCCTATTCAAGGCGATGGAAGGGGTGAAGCTGGTTGACACGGTGGGGGTGACTGGGATGAACCACACGTTCACCGAATCGCTGGTGACAGGCAGTTGGGATGATACGTTCAGCGATGCAAGTGGGTTTGTGTATGGCATCACTGATGCGATTGGATTGGGTCACGTATTAGGCAGTCAAACGCCTGTTGGCCCGTTTGCCGCGTTGTTTACTGCGCTCAATTACGCCTTTGACAGGCTGATACCAATCGAAGTCCAGCGACCGAACATTTGGGTCAAGAAGATGATTGACCTAATTTTCGCACAACACGGCTACCGCTACCAATCTACCTTCTTTAACAGCACGGAATTTGAGCGGCTTGTGCTTCCTTACGCGGGCGAGGCTTTTCCGTATGTCAGCGGCGAGAATAAATGCTTTGTGGGCGCATCGGGATATGTTTCGGATGCCGCATGGACTTATAACGTTATTTTCAACGACACCACATCGCCATTCTACAATTCCGATAATGGCAAGATGGACACAGGTACAGGTGTGTTTACTGCCGCAAGTGGTTATGCGGGTTTGTATAACTTGAACGTTGAGTTGAATTTAGCAGGTGCGACTGATGCGAGTGAGTTCACGATTGAAGTTAAGGACAGCAGTGGCACTTTGCTCAAAGACACGCAGGGCAATAGCATCAGTGAGGTTGTAGGGATAGGCAGTAACATTCTATTTCACAGCATAAACAGGCAGGTATTTTTGGCGCAAAATGGCACGCTGAAAGTTGTGGTCACTGCCAACGAAGGCGCGATGGAATTGCAAGCGGGTACTTTTCAGCTAAACCTGACGCAACGTTTTTCGATGTTGAATCAGTATATCGATATGCGCACGGCATTGCCCGCCGACACCTTGCAGATTGACCTGCTTGCAGATTTGCAGAAGATGTTCAACCTGTACTTCTACCAATCGCCGCTTGACCCAACGCTTATCTACATCGAGCCGTTTAATGAGTTCTACACCAGCGGCGTGGTGGATTGGTCGCAGAAATCTGACGAAGCACAGGAGATGCAGATAACGATGGGCGACCCTGAACTTCGCAAGCAGTTTACATTCGCATACCGAAATGGCGGTGAGGCGTTAGCCAAAAGCTATCAAGCGACTTGGCAGGAAGGCTACGGATGCAGGATTTTTGACACGGACAACTTCTACGGCGTTGGCGAACAGCGAATTGAAACCAAGTGCGCAACAGTCATCCCTGCGCAGTATCGCACCAACATCGTGCTTGGTCGCACCTTTGACGTGCAGGATGATGGCACTTTGAAAACGATGAAGACAGGTTATCGAATAGCGCAGTACAACTACGTTCAGATGACACCTGCGCCGAGTGGGTCAACCGAAACTTGGTACTGGGTAGCTAACTTCGGCACTAACATAAGCGGCTGGGTTAGCGGCAACACGCTTCCGTATATTGGTCACGTTGATAATCCATATGACCCACAACAGGACTTGGCATTTGGAATGCCAAAGCAGATTTATTTCGCGCTTCCCGATGGTCAGGGCGGCTACACGCCGTACACGAACAACAACCTGTTCAATGGTTATTGGAAGACCTACATCGAGGAGATTGCAAGCAAGGAAGCGATGACGGTGCAGGCCACCTTCTTGTTAACCGTTACCGACATCGCATCGCTTGACTTCCGCAAGCCTGTCTACTGGCACGGCGTGAAGTGGAGGTTATTGGAAATTAGCGACTATCGGGTCGGGCGCAATGTGATGTGCAGAGTGACACTTAGGCGCATCCTGAACCTTTCGGAATTTAGCCCGCAGACGGTCACACCAAATTTAAGCTATAACCTTGAATCTGGAGTGGATGGCGAGGTCACGCCAACATTCATTTCACCTGTAAAAGTCAAATAATGGCAGACATCAAAAACACCGTAGTCGTTGGTCTGAAACTTGAAGACGAAACGCAGAAAGGCACGCAATCGGCGAGGTCGCAACTTAAATCGTTGCGCGATGAGATGTTGCAATTGGAGCAGTCGGGACAAAAGAATACCCAACGCTTCCGTGAGTTGCAAGCGCAGGCGGGAGGACTTGCAGACCAGATTGGCGACACCCAAGCGCAAATCAAGGCGATGGCTTCCGACACGCGAACGCTGGACACCTTGCTTGGCGTGGGTCAGGGCTTGGCAGGTGCATTCGCAGTGGCGCAGGGTGCGGCGGCTTTGTTTGGTGAGGAGAACGAGGATTTGCAGAAGGCGATGATGAAAGTACAGGCGGCATTGGCAATCTTGAACGGCGTACAGGCGGTTGCTAACGTGCTGAACAAGGATAGCGCGGTAATGGTGAATCTTCACGCAACGGCGCAGAAAATATTTAGCAGTACGTTGGTCACATCCATTGCCAAAATGAATGCGTTTAAGCTATCATTAGCAACGACAGGTGTGGGGGTGTTGATTGTGGCTATTGGGTTGCTGGCTGAGTATTTTAGCAATTTGAGCGATGAAGTTGAGGAGGCGAAAAAGAAACAAGATGACTACAATGAATCGCTGAAAAGACAAAAGGAACTTGTTGACCAAGCCAATACAAATGCACAGATACGCAACGATTTGCTAGCGGCACAAGGTAAAGCGGTGGATGCGGCAAGGTCGCAGATGACATTGGCTGAGCAAGAAATTAGGCAGGAGCAAGAATTTACAAACGAAAAATTAAGGCAACGTAAAAGGTTAATTGATGCAGGCTATGCTGAAACTGACCAATACATCCAATTGATTGACAAGCACGTTGGGGAATCAGAAGGCAGAAGGCTAAAAGCTCAAATTACACTTTTAGAATCGCAGAAGACCATTGACGATGCCGCAAAGGCAAGCGCAGATGCAGCGCAAAAAAGAGAAGAAGAAAGGCAAGCAAAAGCCAAAAAAACCGCCGAGGAACGCGCCGCGAAAGAGCAGGAAGTCAACAATATCATAGCCGCCTCACGACAGGCGTTGCTGATGGCTACGCTGTCGGATAACGAAAAAGAACTGGAATCCATTGACCAATCTTTTGAGGAGCGACTGGCAAAGGTCAAGGGCAATGAAGAAGCGACAAATTTGGTGCTTGAAGAATTGCGGGTGGCGCGACAGGCTAAACTGGATGAGCAGGCGGCGGTGGCAAAGCAAAAAGAGGATGAACGGTTAGCCGCTGAACTGGAACAACAGAAGGCGGAAATTGACTATAAGATTGCGCTGGAAGATGAATATTATGCGCAACAACAAGCGATGCGGGAGAAGGCAAAAGCCGATGAACAAGCATTGCAACAAGCGCGGGTACAATTTTACAACGACGCATCGCAAAGCATCGTTACCATATTACAGGCGTTTGGCAACAAGTCGAAGGGATTTATGTTGGCGGCATTGGCTTTGGAAAAAGGCGTGGCTATTGCAAACGTCATCATCAATCTGCAGAAAGAAATAGCTGGTATTTCTGCCAATGCGGCGGCAAATCCAGCCAACGCGTTGACCGCGGGTGCGGCAGGTGCGGCGCAGGCGGCCACGCTCATAACGATGGCCAAAGTCAAAGCAGCGTTGAGTATTGCAGCAATTGCGGCAACAGGATTGAATCAGGCTAAAAGCATTTCAGGTGCAGGCGGTGGAGGTGGAGGCGGAGGTAGTGTTAGCGCAGGCGGCGGCAATATGGGCGGGCAGGCATTGCCACCACCAACAGCAACCAACCCGAATGCGCAACTGCTGAACCCACCTGCTAACGGCCAAGGCTCAGGAATGCGTGCTTATGTGGTTGAGAGCGACATCCGAAGTGTAAGCGGCAGGCTTCGGCGGATGAGTGAATTTGCAACGTTGGGGGCGTAATGGTATTTGCAAGTATGGAACAGCTCCCTGTTTACCTGATGACGATTGACGAAGATGGCGAGGGTGTCAGCTACGTCAGCCTCGTGGAATCACCCGCAATCGAGCGGCCATTTATCGCATTAAGCACTCAACAGCGGTTTGCCGAAGATGCGGCACTTCGCATCCTGACAGGCCCGCTTATGCTGGCAGACACGCCAATTCTACGAAGCGATGACCAGCGGGGCAAGTATTACGTGATTTTTGACAAGGATACCATCCGCAAGATGGTGCAGAAGTATTTCAAGCAGCAGAACCAAGCGAAGGTGAATGCGGAACATAGCAAGCCGCTGGATGGCGTGTATATGTTTGAAAGCTACCTGATTGACCGCGAGCGCGGGGTGAATCCACCGAAGGGATTTGAAGATGCACCTGACGGCAGTTGGTTCGGTTCGTTCAAAGTTGAGAATGACAAGGTGTGGGCAGAACGCGACCAGTTCACAGGTTTCAGCATTGAAGGCTATTTCGGGATGCAACCAACAGAGGCGAGCGTGGAAGCGGCGATGGCGAACCTTGAAGAGGCGTTCAATCTTTTTTTGCATACTATCAAACAGCGTGGTATTTAACTACAAAAGCGACAAATGAGCATAGCAAATCGTTTGACTGAATTGGCTGACGCATTGCGGAAGTTTACCGCAACGCCAACGCCGCAGAATTTTGCAGATTACAAACTGGAAGACGGCACGATGGTGCGCGTTGATGGTGACTTGGTTGCAGGTACGCCTGTGTTCGTTGTAACGGAAGAAGGGATGTTGCCCGCACCTGATGGACAGCACACTGTACCCGAAGTTGGCGTGATTACCACCGAAGGCGGCAAGATTGTAGAAGTGGGTGACCTGCCAGCAGGTGAGCCAGTCGTTGAGGAGGAAGTAGCGGCACAGGAAGTGGAGATTGAAGTCGCACCCGAAGGCGAGGCCGCCGAAGCCGAAATAGACGCGAGAATTAGCGCACTTGAAGCCAAGCTGGATGAGATTATGGCGAAGTTGGCAGGGGCGATGGAGGCAAACAAAGCGCGGTTTGACCAGTTGGATATTGAGGTTCAGAAGATGAGCAAGGTGCCAACGGCAGAGCCACGCAAGCGCACCAGCGATGCGATTGTTGAGAACATCAAGTTGTCGCGCAACACGAATTTTGAAGCATTAACACAAAACCTAAAAAACCTAAAATAAAAAACTATGAGCTTTTCACTTGGAGGATTAACATCCTACGTTGAGCAACAGCGATTGCCGTTGCTGACCAAAGCCGTCTTCGATGCGAAGACGCAGTCATTAATGCAGAAGCGTGTTGGCGTTAAGTATGAGGAAGCCCTCAACTTGATGGACACCGATGCAGTATTCCAAGCCGCATCCACCTGTGCGTGGAATGCGTCAGGAACAACCACGTTCAGCCAGCGTAACATCAGCGTTGCGCGGGTGAAGGTGCAGGAGGAGTTGTGTCCTCGCTCGTTGGAACAATACTGGATGCAAACCCAGTTGACGCAAGGTAGCAACTACGAAGGCGTACCTTTCGAGCAGGCTTTCGCAGAGAAGAAAGCGAAGCAGATTGCCAAGAACATTGAGAACGCCATTTGGCAGTCAACCACTGCAACTGGTGCCTCAGGGTGGACAGGTTCATCTGCATCATTGAGCGGTGACGCGAATTTGAACAAGACCGTTGGTTTGCTTCACCTGATGGAAAAGACAGCCGCATCTGGTTCAATCGTGTCGAGCCTTGCAACTTCGACTATCAATGACAGTACCGTCGTGGGCGCGTTTGAGACCGTTTACCAAAACATCCCTGTTGAAATCATCAGCAAGGACGACATCTACGCTTTTTGCGGATGGGATACCTACCGCATCCTTGCCAACAAACTTGTAGGTTTGAACCTGTATCAGGGTGACCTTGGGCAGTTGGGCGCAGGCGAGATGTTCTTCCCATCGACCAATATGCGTGTATGCGCGGTGAATGGCTTGAACAGCACCCGCCGAATCGTAGCGACTTCGTTGAGCAACCTGTTTTTCGGTACTGACCTGCTTTCCGATGAGGACACTTTCCGCATCTGGGCGAGTTACGACAACGACCAAATCCGCTTCCAAGCGGCGTTGAAATACGGGGTGCAGTTTGCTTATCCCGAATTTATGGTGCTGTACAGAGCGAGCAACTCAACGCAACCTGCTGGCTGATGAAAGGGCAGGGAAACCTGCCCTTCTTTTTCTTCTGACACTATAAACAAGAAAAAATATGAGCTGCGCACTTACATCTGGTTATGCATTAGGTTGCCGCAATAACGTTGGCGGCATTAGCGAAATTAGGCTTGCGTCTTACGTTGCATCGGGAGTCATAGCCACCAACGCCACAGGCACGGTGAGTGGCTTCACTGGCTACGCTTCGGGTAGCAATGCCTTCTACAAATACGAATTGCCGAAGGGTGTGGGTCAGTTCACCGAAACGACCAACGCCAGTGTTGAAAACGGCACTATCTTCTACCAGCAAGAAATGACGCTGGTCATTAACAGGCTCACGCAGGAGGTGCGCAATCAGTTGCGCCTTGCTTCCAACGGCAGGTTGCTGGCAATCGTCACCGACCGCAACGGCAAGTATTGGCTGTTGGGTGAAACGAATGGCATTGAGGTGACTGGCGGCACGGCGCAGTCAGGAACAGCGATGGGTGACCGTGGTGGCTACGAGCTTACCTTCACTGCGATGGAGGCACAGCCTTGCCGCGAGGTATTATCGACTGCCATTGCAGGGGTAACCGCAACAGCGCAAATCACAGGCGGCGCGAATTAATTGTAGTTAAGTTTGGGGTGGTTGAAAGCCAGTGCATTAAGGGTTGCACTGGCTTTCTTATTTTTGCACAACGTTAACCCTTAAATCTGCACAATGAGAATCTGCATCGTTTACAACCAACACCCGACTGGGTGCAGTTATTATCGCCTTGAAATGCCGAATGCCGCCGTTCACGACCTATGCGGTGGCGTGGTGGACTTCGTCAGCATCGACGACATCAGGAGGATGAATGATGATGAACTGAAAACCATTGACTTATTCCTGTACAACCGAACGTGGATAGCAGGCCCGATTGAAGCGGTGGAACAGGTGGCCAACATCCTGCGGCAGTACGGTGCGCGCATTATTTTGGATATGGACGATTACTGGCACCTTGGCACAGGGCATAGCTTTTACAGGCACTACCACGAAACCAAGATGCCTGCCATCATTGAGAAGCATATCAGGCTGTCTGACCACATCATTTGCACTACCACCTACCTGCGCGATGAGTTGGTAAAATTTAATAAGAAAGTCAGCATTTTCCCGAATACGCCTTACATTCAGTACAAGCAATTTCAGGAACAGCCAACGCAAAGCGAGCGGGTGCGGTTTGGTTACTTCGGCGCGGCCCAGCACACAGAGGATGTTGAACTAATGCGGTCACCGTTGCAACGCCTGTCGGATGAAACCCAACTGGACGGCAAGTATATGATTTACTTGGCGGGATGGAATGAGAATAACCCGATATATCAAGGATATGAGCAGGTATTCAGCAATAAAGGCAAGAACAACAACTATTCGCGGATTCAAGCGGCGGATATTTACAGCTATGTGCAGGGGTATAATTGGGTGGACGTGAGCCTTGCGCCACTGCGCGACACCAAGTTTAACAAGTTGAAGTCGGAGTTGAAGATAACGGAAGCGGCTTGGATGGGTAAGGCGGTCATTGCCAGCGAGGTGCCGATGTATGCGGACTGCATTGAGAATGGCGTGGATGGTTGGCTTGTTCCCGAGAAGAAGGAGAAGCTGTGGCACAAGTATATGCGGGCGTTCATCAACGAGCCAGCGATGGCAAAGGAAATGGGTGAGCGGTTACGTGCGAAGATGCAGGGCAAGTTTGACATCCAGCAAATCAGCGAGGCAAGGTTGAATTTGTACAAAAGCGTGGCGCGTGGTATTTAGAAGTAATGCTATACCTGAAAGCCAGCCAATCCAACACCATCAGCGTCACGTGGACAGAGCGCGCAAGCAACGCGAACATCTACAAGTTGATTCTGACCAACATCGCCAAGAACACCAGCACCGCGATTTACATAGACGCGATTAGCAACGCGAGCAGTTACGAGGAGAGATATGACCGCTTTACGTTTACGTTGGGTGCGCTTGAGAAGGGACAATACAAATACGAGGTGTTGCAGGACGCGAATGGATACGAGGCAGGTGACGCGCTTGGCGGCGGATTGTTCGTGTTTGAGGATGGCGGCTATGCGTACATCAGTGCGGCGGCTGACCAAAGCGACAAAGCACCTTGGGGGTGTGATACAGTGAATATCAGCGGTACATTAGAGGCTATCGGCAAAGGCTCGGCAAACACGGCGTTAATCGTTGCGGGTTGCACCACATCGGGTATAAGTGCAGAGATTTGCGAGAAATTAACCCTGAACGGGTATAGCGATTGGTTTCTTCCTTCGCTGAATGAATTGGCTGAAATGTACACCCAGCTTGATGCTAACGGCTTCGGTGGCTTTGCAAATCAAAGTTATTGGTCATCCACGCAGGATTCAGTTGACCCAGTAAAAAACGCAATGACGATTGACTTTAATAACGGCAACGAGCACGCTCACCAGAAGTCACAAACCAACCGCCACACGCGAGCGATGCGGAGATTTTTGATGGGAACCCCGAAGGTCGTGGAAACAGGATTGGCGTACATCGAACCCGCAGTTGAAACCTACGTTGCACCAAGTAACAACAACACCTATGTCAGCTTCTAAATTCGCATTCAGTTTCATCCCGACCACCGACTACCAGTTACCCGTTATGCTTGAAAACAAGCAGGCCAATATGGTGCTGTTTGGTGAGCGCAATGAATACCCATATTACCTGCTTGACAACTACCATAAGAGTGCAAAGCACTGCGCCATCGTGAATGGCAAGGTTCACTACATCGTTGGCAAGGGATGGAAGGCGAGCGACAAAGGCACGGTTGAACAGCAGGCACGTGCGGAGGAGTTCATCCGCGACCCGAATGTTGAGGATGACCTGAACGACCTGACCGAGAAGCTGGTGCTGGATTTGGAGTTGTTCAACGGCTTCGCGCTTGCGGTGACGTGGAACAGGGGTGGCGGCATTGCTTTTGTCGAACACGTGCCATTCCAGAAGGTACGCGTGTCGTTGGACGATGAGATGTTCCTAATTGCTGACTGGTACGATGCGCGTATGGTTCAGCAGTTTCCACGCGGAAACGAGGTCGAGAAGATGCCGAAGTTTGATGAGCAGAACCGCGTTGGCAAGCAGATGTTTTACTACCGCCATTATTCGGCAGGAGTTCAGCATTACCCGCTTCCTAATTACCAAGGTGCGCTTGCGTACATTGAGTGCGACGCGGAGATAGCGCGCTTTCATATCAACAACATCCGCAACCAGTTTTGGGGCGGGCAGTTGATAAACTTTGCTGATGGCATCCCGACTGAGGAAGAAAAGGATGAGATTGAACGGATGATGCGCCGCAAGTTCAGCGGTGCAGGGAACGCAGGCAGGTTCGTGTTGACCTTCAGCAGTGGCAAGGAAAGCGCGCCGAGCATCCAGTCGCTCACGCCGAGCGACCTTGATAAGCAGTTCGACCTGCTGAACAAGCAGATACAAGAAGAAATATTTGTCGCGCACAATGTAACCAACCCACAATTGTTTGGCGTGAAGACCGAAGGGCAGTTGGGTGGCAGGAAGGAATTGATTGAGGCGTATGAGCTGTTCAAAAACACCTACGTCAACGCACGCGTGATGATTGTGGAACGGATGATTAACTACATTGCAGGATTCAACAACATCGAAGGCCTATACCTATGCCCAACTGACCCAGTGACGGAGCAGTTAAGCGAACAGGTGCTGACGCAGATAATGACGCGCAACGAATTGCGCGAGAAGGCAGGACTTGACCCGCTTGAAGAAGAACAGGCGCAACCCGAAGGCGCACCTGCGGCGGAGGCATTGGCAACCGAGCCAGTGAACGAAGCATTGCGCACGATGACAGGACGGCAGTTTCAGCACCTGATGCGGATTGTCCGCAACTTCCAGTCGGGCAAGATTAGCGAGGCGCAGGCACGCACGATGTTGGGCAGTGGCTTTGGATTGACCGCCGAGCAGATTAACGACTTCCTGACCGATGGCCAAGCCGAGTTCAGCGCACAGGGCGAGGATGCAGAGATGCGGGTGTTGGCGACGGTTGGGTCGCAATTTGGCGATGACGCGGAAGCCTTTGACGTGGTGGATAGCTGGGAACTTGCGCTTGAAGGCGACCCTGAAACCTTTGCGGTGGATGAGGAGGAAGAGAAGCTGGATAAGCGGATTATGGCCTATCGCAAGAAGAACAGGCTGGCAACGGTGAAAGAAATGGCCGAGGCGTTGAAGGTAAGCCCCGCGAAGATTCGCAAGCGCATTGCGTATCTGCTGGAAAAGAACCGCTTCCCGATTAGCCGCGATATTGACATCGCAACCAAAGAAAAGCCAGTTGAAGAAGAGGTAGTGGAGGTGCGCTACCGCTACGACTGGCGGCCTGAATATTCGGGGTTGAGCAAGGAGGATGGATATGACAAAAGCCGCAAGTTCTGCCAGACAATGCTGGATTTGAGCGCGACCAAGTTGTATACGCGTTCAGATATAAACGACATCGGGCAGTTAGTTGGGTGGAATGTTTGGGAGCGCAGAGGCGGGTGGTTTACCCTTCCCGATGGCAGACACAGGCCATCGTGCAGACATATGTGGGTTCAGCAGTTGGTAGTCAAAAAAGGAACAACAGTTAAACGTGTAGTATGAGCATCGCCTTATTTGTAAGTGAGCAATACCTGCTGGAAAACAGCGTCATCAACGAAAACGTAGCCTACACCCAAATCAGGCCCACGTTGGTCAAGGTGCAGGATATGCATATTCAACCCGCGCTTGGTTCGGCCTTGTACAAAGAAGTGCAGGCGCAGGTGGTTAGCGGTTCGGTGACTGCGCTAAACACGACACTGCTTGAAGATTACATCCAACCTGCCATCGTGCAATGGATGTACTTTGAACTGCCGATGGTGCTATCGTTTAAGTATATGAACAAAGGGATGGACCGCAGGACCAGTACCGAAAGCAACCCGATGAGCGTGGATGAGGTGTTTCAGTTGATGGACAAGGTCAAGAACGATGCGGAATGGTACACGGAAAGGATAACGCGTTACCTACAAGAGAACCACGCCAGTTACCCATTGTTTGACAACCCACCAACGGCTATCGACACGATTTACCCCAATGGAAGCAGTTACGAAACAGGAATGGCACTTGGAAGGCGTGGGCGTTTCCGTGACCCGATTGACTTTCCCGAAAAACGCTTTTACCCATTTTAATGGCACACGCGAAAAACATAAACAAATTAAAGCAGTACTATGAGTTGGGTTCGATTAAAGAACGACCTGCTGACGTTTGCGGCGGGTCATCCACAAATCAACAGCGTGGGCTTCGGCGACCCGTTGGCGATAGGAACGGACAACACAATCAACCTACGGACAACCGACAGGGATAGGGTTGTTTACCCTTTGCTGTTTGCCGACCTGCAGTCGATGACCGCGAATGTTGGTGCGCTGACGCTTGGCGTTAGCGTGCTTGTGATGGACAGGGTTGAAGATAGCCGCAACCTATCCACAGCGGTCACTGGTAGCGTTGTGGTGCGTTGGACGGATAACGAAGACGAGGTGCTGAACGACACGCTGTACATTATGCGTGACTTCATCAGCAAATTCACCAACGACCCTGCGAAGGATTACACCTTGCAGGATGCGGTTAGTGCAACGCGATTCGTGGAGGCGCGGGATGACAAGGTCGCAGGATGGCAGGCAACCGCCAACTTCGACTTTGAATATCCGCACAATTCTTGCGAAGTTCCGACATAAGTGGTATTTAACTAAAAACAGCGATATGAACATTGGACAACAATTAGACGCAATGCTGGGTGGCTATGGTGGCATTACCGTAGTCACTGGCGCGGTCACAGGTCAGGCGTTTGAATTCCTTGTGGTAAACGCATCCACGAGTTTCACAACCCTCACCGACAGCGAAGGCAACAACGCGCTGACCTACTTGGGCTTGTCAGGGATTACGGTGATGACAGGGATGATTGTCAGGGCGCGTTACGGCTTGAAGTTGGCGGCGGCCACTGTATCAGGCGGCAACGTATTTGCGTATTCCTGATGGCATTAGCGCACGGATATGCTTTGCCTTTCGAGGCAATAAGGCGCACGGGCGTGCTGGCGCAGAACACTGCTGACGCTACCAACCGCGCAACTGCTGATGGCGCGACAAAGGAGGCGGCGGGCAATTGCTTGGATGCGCGTGCATTGGAAGTGCAACAGCGCACGGTGGTTCAGCCTTCCATTTTGGTTGTGCCGCAACTAACGCGCAATGGTGTTGTAATGAATCAACTACCTGACACCCGCACCAACTTCATCCAAAACAACACGATGGTAGGCGCGACTGGTTCGGTACTACCTACAACTTGGAGTATTGTCGCCCCACCTTCGGGAATTACTATTGGCTATTCTGCGAGCGGTCAGACAACTGCGGCTGATGGCACTTTGGTCGATTATGTTGACGTAACGGTGAGTGGCACGGCAACGGCAGCTGGTAATTTTAATTTGCGTCCAGAACCTGTGAGTTCAGCTGTCAGCGGTAATTTGTTATTTGCCGCAGGGATGACCTACACGGCCAGTTTTTATATGGCTTTATTGTCAGGTTCGGTTTCGGGAGTTAGTCCTAATTATCAAATTCAAGAAGTTTCAGGAACTACATTTGTGTCTGGTACTTCATTAGATTTATCGGCGATTACATCAAGCCTTACAAGATATAGCGTCACACGACAAATGGTAGGCACAGGCGGTGCTAATAGGGTTAGGACGCGTTATGGACACGCCATAGCAAGCGGTCAGGTGTTGAACTACACGATTCGGATTGCTTCACCGCAGTTGGAGAAGGGTAGTGTTGCTACGCCTATCATCCGCACGGTTAGTGGCTTTGTTACCGTTGATATGCTTGGGGTGGCGAGAGATGGCGCACCGCCTGACTTCACCTTCACGCGAGCGACCAATGCCACGCGCGTCAATAGCAGCGGCCTCATTGAAAGCGTAGCGTCGGGAGTGCCGCGCATCGACTGGCTGGGGCAGTCGTGCCCTGCCTTGTTGGTCGAGGCGAGTGGGCAGAATGTATGCTTGCATAGTGAGGTGTTTAATAATGCGTTTCATTTTCCTTTTAACTTAAACGCTTTTGGGAGCGGTAGCGTAGCAAATACAACTGCAACGCTTGACCCTTATGGCACTAATGTCGCTGATTACATTCAAGAAAATTCTTCGGCATCCGCTCAACACAGTATTATTGATATTTTCGCTGGCAATGTTTCAGGGACAACTTACACTTGGAGCGTTTTTGCAAAAGCGGCCGAAAGAACTATAATTCAATTAGCCAATAATGCAGGAGGCGGGGGAACTGCAAACTTTAACCTAATCACGGGCGTTGCAACATTAACTAATGGCGTTTCTTGTTCAATGCAGAATTACGGCAATGGGTGGTATAGATGTATATTGACCTATAACTCAACTGCAACGGGAAACCATAACGTCCAAATTCGCCTCTGCGATGCTTCGGGGAATACAACCTACAACGGCACGGGAAATCAAGGCGCATACATCTTTGGCGCACAACTCGAAGCAGGGAGCGTCGCAACGACATACATCCCCACAACGTCAGGAGCAGTCAGCCGTGCCGCTGATAGCATCAGCGCATCGGGTGCGCTTGTGAGTGGCTTGATAGGCCAAACGGAGGGGACGATTTATGCGGAGGTGGATATTCGGAACATGGCCAAAGAAACACACCTCATCCGCATAGATGACGGAGCAACTGCCAATGTCATTACCTTACGAACATTGACAAGTAATGTTATAAGAACGGCTATTACCGCTCCAACAACATCGGGAACGCTTAACATATCCAGTGCAGCTTTCACTGCTGGAATAGTCAAAATCGCCTTTGCATACAAATCAGGCGAAATTGCCTTGAGCGTAAATGGCGCAACGGCGTTGACGGCAAATGGGACATTCGCTTTCGGTGCATCTTTTAATAGAATAACACTTGGTAGTAACCAGTCTGCAAGCAGCGAGTTCAACGACCGCATCCGCGCCGCCGCACTCTACACCACGCGGCTATCTAACGACCAACTTGCAAACCTAACCGCACTAACGTAATGGCTACCTTCAGAAAGTATAGCTTCCCAACCCAAGCCGAGTTCGAGGCTTTCTTCACGCTATCCCAACCCGATGCCACCTGCGTGGAGTTGGGCGACATCGATGGCACCTACTGCGTTGACCTGCTGTGGAACGACCAACCCGATGCAGATTGGGAGCAATTTGAAGTTTGGCCTGAACCTGTCGGCGTGCATACCTTCCTCGGCTGGGACGAAACTTACACCAAAGAATACAATGAAAGACTTCCTAAATAGTATCGGCATCAACATCGGCCTAACCATCGCGGGCTTCCTTGGCTCGCTTATCCTGCTTCCCAAACAGCGGAATTGGAAGATGCAGTTGATTAGCGTGTTCAGTGGCTCACTATGCGCCACCTACCTCGCGCCTGTGGTGATTGGCTTTCTGGGAATAAACGCGCCGAATATCGAATATGGCATTGCATTCTTGGTGGGATTCAGCGGGGTCAAAATCGCCGAAGTGCTTGAAAAAAAACTACTCAAAACCCTTAACAATGGAAGTCACCCGCAACGCAACTAACATCCACACCCTGAACTACGAGGGCGACGAACTGAACCTTCTGCTCATTTCCGACATACATTGGGACAACCCGAAGTGCGACAGGGTGTTGCTCAAAAAGCATTTGGACATAGCAAAAGAAATGAACGCAGGGGTCATCGTCAATGGTGACTTTT